ACCGGCATGTTGCTGGATACTCACCGCCACGATCGCCTGATCGGCGAGTGGACGCGCATCCAGCACATCAAGCAGGCGGCAGTCAGGGACATTGTGACGGAAGAATGCGTCCCCAATATCCGCAGCGACAGCCAGTGGTCAGACTACCTGTCGCAGCTATTGGACGACGACATTGTCAACTCATGGCCGCGCACTGAGAAGACGGGTCAGCTCTCCATGCAGGGCGCGGTGCTTAGGAACGTCGCCTCCCAGATCGAGGTAGCCTACCCAGACAACCCGCTCACCGCTGTGCTCGACGCGCTAGCTGACTTCAAAAAGGTGTCGAAGTATTTGTCCAGCTTTGGGGAGAGCTTGCTAACCAAGGCCAACGCCTCGCCGGACAGGCGGGTTCGCGCACGGTTTAATATTGCGGCTGCGAAGACCGGCAGGTTCTCCTGCTCAGGTCCGAACATGCAGCAGATCCCTCGTGACAACGAGCTGCTGGGCGAGGCGACCAGCGTAAGGGCATCCTTCGTAGCGGCGGACGGCAACCGCCTCGTTAGTCTGGACTACAGCGGCATCGAGCTGCGCGTGCTTGCCCTCCTCTCCGAGGACAAACAGCTCCTGCAGGACGTCGTATTCGGCGACGTACACAGTGAGGTTGCCGCCGTCATTGCCGGCCATGCCATCGACAAGACTACGACCGCCGGTAAGAAGGCGCGCACTGCAGCCAAGGGCGTCAGCTTCGGTATCATCTACGGCAGCGGCGCAGCCGGCCTCGCCGCGACCATGCGCACGGATGTCGAGAGCGCCGAGGAGTACATCAACTTCTGGGCAACGCGCTACGAGAACGCCTTCGGCTACCGTAATGAAATGATGGTCGAGGCGCGCAAGACGCGACGCATACGGTGTGTCGACGGCGGATCAATATACATGGGTAAGAAGCCGGAGCTGCCGCAGTGCGCCAACTACCCGGTGCAGCGCGCCGCCCTCTCAGTGATGGCCCGCGCCATATCACGACACAAAGACACACTCGACGACGTTCGTTCGCGTGGACAACAGAAGCGCACGCGCATTCTGTCTACCATTCACGATGCGTTGATCGATGAGACACTGACGGCTGACGCCGACAGTTGCCTGATCCTGATGGAGCAGGACATGACGAATGCCTACCTCGATATATTTCCCAGCGCCCCGATCGAGGGGCTAGTCGAGGGCGGATACGGAACGAGCTGGGCCAACCTAGAATAGGAGACCACGTTATGAACTGGCTTATAAATTTGTTTAAGACCCCGCCGCAACCCAAAACGATAGGCGCCCGCCGCTCAGGTACGAAACCGACAGCGCAAAACGTATTCGTGAAGAGCCGTGGTAACACCACCGTATACGACGTCGATCGTATGGCGCAGGCGCTGGGCATGGATCTGCGGGATATTGTTTTTGGCCGTTGGGCGCACGGCACTGTTGAGTCAAAGATCAAGAAGTCGGCGCTTGCAAAGGGGCGCGGCAAGGGCTCCATATCAGCGAAGACTTGGGGGGAAGAGCAGTGAGCACGCAACTCGAGTTTGACTTCCCCGCTACCCGATCAACTGTTCTGCGCACGGCTGAGAACTACATCACCAAGGACCGGGCAGAGGAGCACGGCGACATGGCGGAGAACTTCGCGACTATTGCCAGCTACTGGTCTACCCATCTCGGTGTAGGGGTGACAGGCTCTGACGTTGCCGTTATGATGTCGCTGTTAAAAGTGGCGCGGATTAAAAGCAACGCCAGAAACATGGACAACTGGATTGATGGCTGCGGGTATCTTGCCTGCGGCGCAGAACTAGCGACGAGGAATTAAGCTATGTCTAAGAGAGCAGCCGAGAGGCAGAAGGAGTACGAGCAGCGCCTGCGCGACGACGGTTATCGCCGCATACAGGTCTGGGTTAAGGCGGCCAACGCAGACAAGGTCAAAGCATTTGCCGCAGCTCTACGAGAGGATCAGCGCAATGGTAGATAGCCGGATGGAGAACGCTATGCGGTTGGCGGATAAGTGCTGGGGGAAAGCAATGGCCGTGTCTCCTGACTTTGTGCGGGCGTACTTAGAAGTTGCCGACACTTACCTGTCAGACAAAGCCTTTATACGGGGTAGCGAACTGCGTCGCGCCTGTTCTAGCGCAGGCGTGCAGCTACCCGACGGCTTACATCACAACACATGGGTGAGCGGGGTTAGGGCGCTCTCTCTTATGGGCTGGATCCAGAAGGATGGCTACGCCAAGCCAGTTGAACGACATAATCATATGAACAGCGTCACTGTCTGGCGGGTGGTAAAATAAGATGTACGAATTGAACCAGCGCGTAATTGTCGTCATTGACGGCGACGAAAAGATCGCCAGTGTTGTCGGTCGCACATTTGAGAGCGAGCCGCGTTACGACGTCCGGCTTAGTGACGGCAGCATTGTGGCAAGTATTACGACGATCAGGGAGTTAGAGACATGAGGGCATTTACCTGTAGTCGGTGCGGTAAGACGAGCAAAGGCCGGCAGTATCATGCATCTTGCTTCGACGCTATGTATAAGGAAGAGCAGCTTATCAAGCAGGCGTTGGCTCGGCAGGCAAAAGCGAAAGTTGATTCGGAACGTCGCAAATCGCAGTCTCTGATTTTGCAGGACAGAAAGCGGCTGGCTATTGATCGCGGCCTGTCCCAGCGGTCGTATAACGAACTGGAAAACGCCGAGATACTGTGGGGGCAGTTGCTGGGGTCTCGGTCGTTTCGCTAGGCCAGACTTTCAAGCCGCTGGGCGTGTCGCTCAGTGCGCTCTGGCGTCTGGCGATACAGTTTGCTGTCTCGCAACTCCGCCGCCGCCGTCATCCAGTGCTCTTCTTCTAGAGCCTCGTGATGTTTTACGAACTTTGAGTAGCGAGGCGCGCCAAGCTGGAACGCCAGCGAGACGACAGTAATCTGTCCGGGGATGGGCCAGCTTTCTAGCTCAGGCTGTAGCCACAAAGCGTCCTTCAGCGCGGTCTGGACATCTTGCGCAAACAACTCTGACACCCGCTCTTCACTGACCGGCGCACCTACCGGCCAACCGTGTTCGTCATCATCTTCGAGGATAAGGTGTCCAATGCCGGTCGTCGCCTTGCCGAGGTGGTCGAGGTAGACCTCGTGCTTCACACCCTCGTCAGCCTCAAGCAACTCTCTCAGTTCATTCATCATTTACTCACCCGCTTGAGCTTTTCCACGGTTCTGAGGCCCCCCAACCCGAGGAGCCCCATCAACACCGGCATCATCTCGCTCATGTCCAGCGTCGGCAACTCGATAAGATGACCTGTTTGCGCGAGGACGAAAGAGGCAAGCGGAAATATAAGAAAGTTAAGTGCCATTGCAGCGCCGCACGTCCATCCGATAGCCGGTCTCCATCCGCTAACAAACACGGAACGGTGCGCCGCTTCTGTCTTGTTGATGTCCAACTGAGCGAGGTCGATCTTCGCTAAGTGGAGCGTAAGCTGCGCCTCGATTTCTCGCTCCGCCGCTGCTCTCTTTTCCTTGTCTTCAGGTAGAAACCTTCCGGCCACCTCCATTACTGAGGGCAGGATCGCACCGATTAAACCAATCATGTTGCCTTCCTTTCGCTTGGCACAACTGGATGGACTCCGTTGTGCATTTTATGCATCCGCGACGCCTCTTCCCGCAGATACGCAATGTCGGAGAGCATGATGGCTACCTCTCGATTTCGGCGCTCCAAAACATCAGGCGCGTTCATCTTGGCAAGGATGTCGAGCCGCTGCTTTACCACCGCCTCGCCATTATCGAGGTGATCAATGCGCTGGTCTATTTTGCGCATCCGCCCCTCTAGGTCTCGTAGAGTTTCTTGGATTACCCGGATTGACATCTTGCCGACAGCCGCAGCTCCGGCCACCGAGAACAAGATGCCGCCAACACTAATGATGAGGCGTATGTCGATTGCGCCGTCCATCAGTCGCGCCCCGTCCAGCGCTTGACCGTCTCGGTCTCCCAAATGCGAAGCGCCAGCCAGATTATAGAAAGGATTGCCGCCACGTCAGGTATTAGTGCGAACCACGAGCCAATCCCGCCAGCCACAGCGGCCAAGTCGAGGCCGGTTTTCAGTTCGTCGGTCATGGTCTATAGCTTTGCGCGCTCAGCAGCGATCAGGGCGTCCTGAGTAGCCAGCCAACCGCCGTCAGTTCCAAGCACCGCCTCACGCATACGACGGGGTGTCACCTCTTCTTCGAGGCGCTCGATCTCTTGCAGCACCAGCCCACGATCACGATCAGCAATCTCTTCAGTCGTCATGGGTCGCGACCCCATTATGGTCGTAACACCATCGGCAGTTACAACATCCTCGAAACCATCATTGGTATCATCCGGCCCCATGACTGCCTCTTGGATGGTCAGCGGAAGCCAGCCCATTTCTTTGAGAGCGCCGTCGTCGGCCATATTCAGGCCGGAGGTATTGCCCCAGTTCTTGGGGAGCGCGCCGCGATAATCTACGACGCCATCAGTTACGTGTGCGTAATTCATTTTAAACTCCTGCTCTGCGTATAGCTGTGGCTGAGATGCTTTCGATAGCATCACCCAAATGCTCCTGCTCAATCTTGTAGCCCACGCCACGCCCGTAGGTGATGTTGACAATGTTTGGTACATCAAGGACTTCGTAGTCCACCCCATATGCAAAGCCCTGCTCTGTCAGGTCAGCTACAAGATCGCTCTTGTCAAACCAGCCCTCGCCGGTATCTCGCACCATGATAGCGACTTGTCCGGTCTTGGCGTGGGCTTTCTTAAATAGCTCACGGTGCCCTTCGTGCCACGGCTGGTAGCGTCCCAACATCTGAACCGTGGGGTTCTGTCGGTTCATTGTTTTCTCGCCCGTCTCAAAGTGAGAGAGTAAATCAGTTATGTCCGTCAGCCAGCTTGTGACGTGATAATCGCAGTTCTCCGGCTTTTCAAACATCGCGTTCGTGTCTTCAAAGCGGCCTTCTTCTATCGTGTCCATCCAGATCACGAAGTCTGCACCAAAGGCTTCACGAGCCGCGTCAGTGGGACACACAAAGTCGGCCACGGCCACCTTACCCGCTTGGACAACACCGTCCGACAGAAACTTCATTCGCATGGCTTGGCGCATACGGCCCTCGGGGGAAAAGTCCCAGTCGTCATAATCCGTCCGCACCTTGTCGGCGTTAATCCATACGCCACCAAGACCCTTGGCAAGAGCCTCTGCTAGGTGACTTTTGCCTGACCCCGGCAAGCCCATTACAAGTATTTTATTATGCGGCATTAGCAAGTCGCTCCTCTAACACACCGGCCAGTGCCTTGAAGGGTTCCGACCAAGATTGGAATTTTGTTTGTCGCAGCAACGTCACGCTGTCGTAGTAGGGTGTCGTGGAACCCGGTAACGCCCATAAATAGTACGGCAAAATCGGGACGACGATAAAGGTCTCGACACCCATTGCAGCCGACAGGTGAGCAACGCTGGTACAAGACGTAACCACTCGCTCACATTCACTGATAGATTTACGGGTGGCCTCCCAATCAGACACGTCGGCTTGCGGCATCCACTCCGGTTTATGCTCGACACCTTCATCGCGCTGCAAGGACACGCAGTCCAGACCTTCGACTGCATCGAACAACAGGTTAGAGGGAAATAGTCGGTGCTGCTCATGCTCGAAGCGGGGATTGCCCTGCCAACGGACACCAACGCGACCCGGCACAACATCAGCCGTTCGTTTGATGTAGGAGGAGCCCTCTAGGTCTTCATACTCCCACCCCAAGATTGTGACGGCAGACATAGATGGAACCCAGAAGTCACAAAACACACCCGAAGCAGCTTCGCTCGTAACCTTTACAGGCCCGTCTGGGATCAACTCAAACAACTCTCTGGAACAAGAAATAACGGAGGGGTTTATCTCTCGTATGTAGCGCAGCCCGTGCATCTGGTCGCCCAGCCCACCCTCCAGCACAAGCATGACATCTCCCGGTGCCTTACCATCCCAGACCGGAGCGGGGTTGCCGCAATGGCGGTTGCCGAAGACATCAATGTACCGCCCCTCGTCTAGCAGTTTTTGCCCCTCTAGTAGATTGCCGCGATACATCTCGTACCAGCCGCGATTGAACCGGACCCGCTTATTGTTAGGGTCCGTCTTCATCAGCTTGTTAGAGGCCTCCCAGCCTTTATCGAATTGACCGGACAGGCTCAGTTGCAACTGTGTATCGAGAAGGTGCTGCCCGCACGGCGCTTGCTCCACCCAGAAATCCAACCGGCTGTAGGTGTCGAAGTCTACCGCGCCCAGCGCAGAAAGTGCGTCTGTTCGCGGATAGCGGATCGTAGGAAACACCTCATGCAAACCATCTATACCCCACGCCTCGTCGTTCTCTTCAGATTGGGGGATGTCCGATAGGTCGTGGCCAAAGATGGGCTGTCCAACGAAGTCCGCCACCGTATCCATGACCGCTTGTGTGTCCCGAATAAGGTCGTGGTACTGGATGAACAGAACCTCTGGACGACCGCTTTCGTATAGGGTTTGTGTTGATCTATGGACCTCTTTGAATACTAGTCCAGCTTGGCTGTTCCAGAACTCTGATACAGAGCCACAGCCCTGCATACGAATGAAGCTGGCAATGCACTCAGCCGTTGGCCGCAAGGTTATAATAACTTTATGTGTCGCATCCAGCGCCGTGTCGAGCAGGTCTATATTGCCCCGACTGCTCCACGAACGAGATTTATCAAACACGAACTGCTCTGTTTGGACCCCGTAGTGTGCGTCAGCAATAGAGCGCATTGTACGGTACATGTCGTCCTTCTGCCGCCGACTGGCGCGTGCTTCTATCCTGTCGGTGTCCGCGCACAGGACGGCACCTATAATCTCGGATAGGTTACTGGTTGACCCAACATGTGTGTCGGGCCTTTGGTTTAACAGGGAGGACAAAAGGGTGGACCCCGAGCGGGGGAGGGAGGATAGCAATATCATACCTGTCTGACGCCTCCACCACCGTGCGGGCTACCCAGTTTGGGGATAAGCAACCAATCCGCCGCCGCCCCTATCTGTACAGGGGACGAGGTGGAGGCCGTACTTCCTGAACCTTTCTGGCCGTTTGTTCCCGCCCCCCAAGACCAAATAGTCCCATCTGTTTTTCGGGCTAGGACATATGCGAAAGCCATCTGAACTTCCGCCCAGTCGGTAAGGGAACCAACCTGAACAGGGGATGAATAATTAGTCTTGTTACCTAGACCCAACTGTCCAACGTTGTTTTTGCCCGCTGCCCACAGTGTGCCATCTGTTCTTATCGCCACCCTAGACCACTCGTCGGCGGCGACATCAGCCCAGTTAGTATCCGAACCTACTTGCACGGGAGAGGAGTAAGCCGTCGTGTTCCCTAGCATGAGTGAGCCGTAGTAGTTACGGCCCCAGCCCCACAGAGTCCCGTCGGCTTTTACGGCCCCGACGTTGTTGCCCTCGGCGGTAGGGAAGACCGCTCCGCCCCAATCGGTTAGTGCGCCAATCTGTATTGGGGAGGAATATGAAGTGCTAGACCCCCAGCCCCCTCCTCCGAAGCCACCTGCTCCCCATCCCCACAGAGTGCCATCTGTTTTTGTGGCGTTTTTCCCGGCCCATCGAGACCAGACAGAGGCCCAGTCCGTGAGCGCGCCGACCTGCACGGGAGAACTGTAGACAGTCGTATTCCCGTGACCACCTTGACCGTAGCTATTAGCCCCCCAACACCACAGTTTTCCGTCCGCCTTTATGTAGGCGCTGCTGAGATTGTTCTTAGAGAGAGAGACATCTTCGTCTGCCCAATCTGTAGCGCTACCAATCTGGATAGGAGACGAGTAGTGGGTTGTGTTGCCATTTCCAATCTGCCCAGAGGTATTATCCCCCCAACCCCACAGGGTTCCGTCGCTTCTTACCCCCCAGTGGCTATTTGGACCCATGACTTGCTGAACCCAATCGGTCTCCGCACCAACTTGCACGGGGGAAGAATATGTAGTTGTGTTGCCTTGACCGTTGGCTCCGTTAGTGCCGAGACCCCACGCCCAAATGTTCCCCGCTGCCCCGCCACCAGCCGATCCAGCAGCGGCCATCATCATCTTTTTGGGGCTAGGCATATCAGGAACTCGCCGTGCTTGCGGCCATACCGTGCCAGATCGTCCCGCCATCAACAGTCGTGAAAACAAGGATATCCAGACCAGAAGCCGTTAGTGTTGGTGCAGTTGCAGCGGGCCAATCAACAGAGGCGGGCCAGTTGACGGTCTGTGATCCACCGTTGGTGAGAAACAGCGTGAACGCGCAGCACTCATCCGTTGCTGTCGGGTTTGAAAACGTGAAAGTTGTAGCCGAAGTATCGACAGTGCCGGTCACTGTATTGCCCAGCGTCAGGTCAATGGTCTGCGCCCCTCCACCGATTGATCCGATGGCGTTCGTGACTTCCGCGTAGTCGAGAAGATTCACGCGCTGTAAGGTGTTGTCTGCACCGTTCAGAACATTGGTGTCATCAAGCGTCCAGCCGCTGTTCTGGAGGGTCTTGCCGCCTGTGCCATCAAAACGGACAAGGGCATTGTCTGTTGCAGAGGCCGGGCCAGAGGCGTCGCCAGCACCAAGATTGGATCGAGCCGCCGATGCAGTGCTTCCTCCAGTGCCGCCATGAGCCACGGCGAGGTCCGTAGTCAGGGTCAGAGAGGCAGCGCCCACATTGTTGCTGTCGTCGATTGTGACGCCGCTGGCCTGTATGAGTTTACCTGTGGTGGAATTAAAGCGGACGGCGGTGTTGTCAGTGGCCGAACCCGGCCCGGTGACATCACCGGAGCCTTCACCGTCTGCTCCTTTATCGCCAGCGCGAGTGAAGCCAATAAACGTGTCCTCACCGTTGGAGAATGTTCCAGATGATGCCACATGCGTGACGGCAATCTGTGACCACCCGGCGTTGTCAGTCAGGCCGGTGATTAGGAAGGTGGCTACATCGCCGCCCGCCGTGCGGAAGACCAGTGTCCCCTTGACCGTATTCGTTGAGTCGTCCCAGAGGATAATAAACGCCGACTGGTTCACGCCGTTTTTATCCACGTCGTCGATGGCTATGGCCGATACTGACGCAAGGGTAGCGTGGTTAAATCTGACGTTGCCCGAACCCGGATCGGCCATTGTAGTGGTGGTGCTAAAATCATAGCCAACAACTTGTGCGGCCACCGCCGTCACGTCGCCAGCTATCCCAGCGACCGTTGTAACGTCGCTTGAGATACCTGCCGTCGTGGTCACGTTGGCCGCGATACCTGCGACCGTTGTGACGTTGCTCGCCACTCCTGCGACCGTCGTGACGTTAGAAGCCACGCCTGCCACGGTCGTCACATTGGCAGCAACGCCTGCAACGGTTGTCACATTGGCAGCAATATTTTCAACGGCAGCAACGTCGCTGTCTATTGCGGCTACTGCTGATACGTCGCTATCAATGTTCCCCACTTTGGTCACATTGGCGTCGATAGCCGCGACTTTGTTGACGTTGGTTGCGTTGCCCGCAACGCTGGTCACGTTTGACGATATCCCCGCAACGGTGGTGACATTAGCAGCTACACCAGCAACGGTATTAATGTTTGTAGCGTTGGCGTTGACCGCGTTGATTGTCGTCTGATCGGTTGATGTCGGCGTTGTCCGCACCCAAGCCGACCCGGTGTAGACCATCATCACGTTATTCGACGTGTTAAAATATAGCGCCCCGGTAATCAGCGAGCCGCCGTCGTTGTCAACCGAAGGGTCAGAAGACTTCTGCCCAAGGTAACGGTCATCGAAATTGTCGTAGCTGGTTGCCGCAGAAGCCGCGCTTGCCGCAGCCGCGTTTGCGGAAACAACC